ACCGGGCCCCACGCCGCCGCCCCCAGGCCCCACGCCTCCACCACCGCGTCCAGGTCCCACGCCCCCGCCGCCACGCACGCCCGCGCCCGACATCAGCGCCTACGCGTCGATGAAAAAGACCGATTTGATCGACGCGCTGAGAACGCATGGCGAGACCGTCAACCCCAACGAGTCGGCGGACCGGCTGCGCATACGTCTGGCCCGCGTCGAAGCCGAGCGCGGCGCATCGACAGGGACTCCTCCGGATACTACAGGAGTAACCTCCACTACTGGCGAAGCGGTCACGCCCCGGCGAGACAGTAGTGCCCCGTCGGCGACGGAGAATTCACTCCCTTCGGCGTCGGCGGGGGTTGAGCCCGCCACCACTGTCCTGGACCGGGCATGGCTGCTTAAAGCGGGCAGCGCTGGTGAGGGCGAGGGTAAGTTCGCCGGGACCGGCTACGATATGAAAAAGGGTGCCGACGCGTTGACGGCGGAAGCCGAGAAGGCGCTCGCCGCCGGGCACACGGTCGAGCTTGTCACCGACCAAGGTCGTAAGACCGTTCCTATAACGCATATAAAAAATGGCATGTTGGCTGATGCCAAAGGGCAAGCCTGGGGCACGGCATCCCTGGCCACGGACGGTACCGGCAAAGAAGGTTTGCGCATTACACGCCGTGTTGCCGAGAATAAAGCGGCGGGGGTTGGCCCCGAGCCCCGTGTCACCGAACTGGAAGGCGAGGCGGCGGCGACCAGGGATTTCAGACCCGGCGCTGAGCCAGAGGTTTTGTCCACGCTCGTCGCCGAGCCCCGTCAAGAAGTGCAAAACGTTAGCGCGCCCGCGCCCAGAAAAGAGACGAAGACCCAGGAGGCACAGAGGAAGCGCGAGGAACTGCGGACCCTGGGCGTGAAAAACGCCGGTAAGATGAAGCTCGCCAAGCTTAACGAGACCTATGACCGGGTCATGCGGGAGCAAGAAGAACTAACGAGAGGGCACGTCCCACCCCCCGTCGAGGCACCCGCGCCCACCAAGGCGGTCATCTCCACCGAGGTCGAGGCGCCGGTAAAAAAGGTCGGCCCCAAAGCGGCTGAGAAACCCAAGGGTCGTCAGCCACCCAAGACAACGACGGTAGTAATCGAGAGGAAAGCCAACGAGCCGAAGCCGTATGTCGCCGAAGAAGTGAAAGCCGAGCCGACGGCGGAAGAAGCCCAGGCGGCGCGCTCCACGGAACTGGCGCGCGATCAGGCGCTGGAAGATATCAGTTTCGTCACGCGGACCGTGGTTGGCGAGGTTCCGCCCGGCACGCCCAAGGGCGCGGCCATGCGTAAAGCGGTCGAGGATCTTGGGCGGCTGGTCAACCTGACCGACGGTTCGCGCGAAGACATCACCAGGATGACGCACGCGCTGATGGAGCCACGGGCGGGAGAGCCCGAGGTCGCTACCCAGGCGCGGCAGGAAGTCGCCAGGGCCTACTACGAGAAGAACATCGGTAAGAAGTTCGGCGAAGCCGTCGTCGACCCCGACGCGGAGCCCACGCGCGGCGAAGTTTCCGTTGTTCGCGAAGAAGAACAAACACGCGGCGCGACGGAGGGTCCGGCCAAAGCCGAAGACGTAGAAACAAAAGCGGTAGGTGGTGGGGAGGGGGAGAGCGCCGGGCTGACCATGGGCCTGGAGACCAAGAACAAGGAGGTCACCCAGGCTACCGACGTCAATCGCACGTCGGCTGACTGGATCAACAAGATACTCGATCCGACGGATCGGACGACGGCCACGGAAGCCGCCTCCCAGTATGATCCGAAGAACAACATGGGACGGCCCCGCTCGGAAGGTTTCCGTACGATGGCCGAGGCGCTCGATACCGAGATCAACCGTGTCACCAACGAAGAGAACGCGAGCAAGGATCGGGAAGCTCTGCGCAAGTCGGTCAGCGTGGAGATAAAAGGCACGCCGGGAACCGACGCGTATGATCGCGCGGTGGCGCGGAAAGACGCGAGAGAAGCCAAACTGGAAGCGAAGCTGGCTGATTTCGCTCCCGAACGCGTTGAACAATTGAGGGCGGCGCGCAGGGAACTCGTCGATCCTGTCGGTGTCATTTCCGACGAAGCCAAGGCCATGGCCGACCGCGCCGCGCTCAAGGGGGCGATGGGTAAGCGTAACGTCCAGGCGTCGATGCGCGACACTTCGTCCGCGCCGGAACCACCGTTACCAATCACCAACGGAATAGATCCGCGTTCGTCACGCGGTTATAAACTGGCGACCGACCACCGGCTTGGCGCCAATCTGGTACGTTGGTTCCAAAGCCGCGAAGGGCGCGGCGAGACGCCGATGTCGCACGACGCGTATCGGCTCATCTCCACCGACCCCATAGTAACCGCCGAAGCACCGGAACTGGCGGCGTTGGCGCGGCGGCTCATCGACCTCGCGCCAAACGTTCCCATCCATAGTGGGATTGATACGCTCCAGCGTGGTTGGATGATGCCCGAGCACTTCGATCCGTATTTCACGGGGCGGCTGTTCGGCTACAGCGACATGAACGTGGACCCAAAGGTCCCACGCCACATCATGCTCGACCCCGAGAATATAACGAACGCCACGTCGAACCATTCGGTCATCGTCATGCTCCACGAGGGGCTGCACTCGGCCACGCAGAATTACATTTACCATCTGGAACAGCACGAACCCTGGCATTTTCATATCCAGGCGCTGGATCTTATTCGCGAAGAGCTTACCAAACGAATCGGAGGCGCGAAAAACGCGCATCCGGGAGAATCCGGTGACGTCAGATACGCCGTGAAGAATAATCACGAACTCGTATCGGAACTCATGACCAACTCGCAGGTCCAGGCGGCGGCGATGACGGGGAGTTTATCTCCGGAATTCCGCGAGGGCATGAAATTCTTTGGCTTCGCACCGCGTGGCGCGAAGTCGGTCTGGGCCTACTTCACCCACTGGGTGCGTAAGTCACTCGGTTTTTCTCCACCGAAAAGCGCCAGCGAATACACGCTGCTCGACTACGCGTTGCGCCCGATGCAGGAGATCATCGAACACGGCTCCAAATTCCAGAAAGCCATCGACGCCAAATACCTACCCGCCGAACCCCGGTTGCGCGAAGCGGCGATACCCCTGGCGCGCATGGCCGACGAGGCATTCAGCGGACGCACGAGCCGTCTGGCCGAGCGCGCGTACCACGCCGTGGGCGACCGGCTCGGCGCTACCAAGGCGCACGCCCTGCTGCAGAGCATCCACCTGGATCGTATGGTCGATAGTTTCGGTCACGTCATGCAGGACGGTGACGTCAACCACATCAAGGAAGTCCGCGCGGTGATGGAGCGCGCCGACGTGGCGGGCCAGCGGTTCCTCAAGGACTTCGCTGGCGAGGCGGGCGAGATCACCCGCGAACTCGTCAAACACGACGACGTGGCCGCGCTGATGAACGACGCGGGCTATGCCCGTGCCGCCCTGGGCACGCGCGAACCTGCCCAAAATGCACATTTGACCAGCGCCGAGGATCGCGCCCAGCTGGCGGCGTTGCAGACCCGGTTCGACACCATGCCCGCCGAGAAGCAGGCGCTGTATACGAAGACGCGTGATTTCCTGACCAAGAAATATGCTTTCGAGCGTCAGGCGGTCGCCGACAATCTGGTCAACCGCTTCATGCCCAACGCCACCGACGCCGAGAAGGCGCTGATGCGCACGACCATGGCGAGCAAGACCCGCCTCGACGCGTTCCTGGCCGACCCCGACAACGCCGGTATCGCCGACGAGCGTAAACGCATAGCGAAAGGCATGGCCAAGCTGACCCGCATGGGCTTCGTCGACGGGGACTACTTCCCGATGCGCCGCTACGGTGACTTCGCCGTGGAGTATGGCGGCGCGCACGGCACCCCCGAATACGGCGTGCAGTTTTTCGAGAAGAAAAGTGAAGCCGCCGCGTTCCGCGCCCAGCAGATCGCCGACAACGTGGCCGACGTGGGCTCGGTGCGCGAACGTCATGAGATCGTGACCCAGAACAAGGGGCGCCTGTCACCCGTGGTCGAGGACATGATCGACGCGGTCAGGAGAGACCCCGCTTTTTCGCGCGCGCAAGCGGATCAACTGGAGGAGATGGCGGGACACCTGCAGCTTCGTTACGCGTCCGGCTGGGAGAAGGCCACGGCGCGACGGCGCTACGTGGCGGGCGCGTCCAAGGACGTGGCGCGCGCCATCAACACCGATGTCAGCGCGACCAGCCGCCGTATCGGCACCATCATGCACGGCGGTGAGCGGGACGCCGCCTTCGAGCGGATGAAACATTTCGTCGATGAGAAAGGGCGGGACACCAGCAACCCCGACAACACGACGCGCGACCGGATCTATCACGAATTGCAGCAGCGGTTCCAACGCGGCGACGAACTGGACCAGACCGGCGGGTGGGGTATCGCGCGGCGGTTCGCGCAGTTCGGTTACGCGCAAAACCTGCTGAGCCTGTCTCGCGCCCCGGTCGAGACGTACGAGATGACGTCGAAGATGCTCACGTTCATCGGGGCGAGGTATGGTTACGGGCGCGGCGCGCTGGAACTGGGCCGGGCACTCACGGCCATCGGCCCCCAACTGGTGGGCAAGGGCGGGAAGAACACCATCGACGCGCTGATCGGCAAGCCGCTCAGTTCGGCCAACTACAAGTTCACCGAGATCGCCCGACAACGGTTCCTGGACAGGGGTTACGACCGTAGTGAAGTCGACGCGCTGTTCAAACACTTCGAAGCGAACGGGTTGTGGGGTAACACCGAGGGTGGATTCCTGCGGGAGTTGTCGCGCCCCACCAAGCTGGGCGGGGCGTGGGACCGCTTCCTGGAAATCTCCAGCGCCCTGACCCAGGCCACCGACGAGATGGGCCGCATCGCGGGCACTATGGCCGCGTTCAAGACGGCGCGCGGCAAGGGCGTGTCCGTTCCCGACGCGATCAACTTCGCGGAGGACACCCTGCGCAAGGCCCCCAACTACTCGTCCACCAACCGGGCGCGCATCACCACGGAGAAAGGTTCGCTCAAGGGAGCGGCCCCGGCGATCATGCAGTTCAAGATGTACGGGCTGAACGAAAGCTGGCTGATCGCCAACATGATGCGCAACTCGTTCGGCCCAGGCGTCGACAAGGCGGTGCGTATCGAAGCGGCCAAGCAACTCGCTGGCACGTTCATGATGCACTCACTCGCGGCGGGCGTGCTGACATGGATGGCCGATCCCGTGCGCTACCTGGGCGGCGCGATTGATCTTCTGACCGGACACACGCCCAAGGAGCGCATGTCCGCGATGCGGTCGTGGCTGGCCGACACCATGGGCCCCACGATGGGCGAGGTCGTCGGCGCGGGCGTGCCGCACGCGTTCGGCGTGGACATGCAGCACCGGCTGGGCGTGAACAACATGTTCAACCTGCCGCAACTGAACGGCTACGCGCCCAAGGACTTCGTGGAAGCCGCCGGAACCTTTGTCTTCGGCTCGCCCGGCGGGGCGACGGTCAACGTGATGAGCGGGTTCATGAAGATGCTCCAGGGCGGGTTGTCCGGCGGGCTTCACGACATGGCCTCGGGTGCCGCCGTGGCTCTCCCGCGCGTCCTGCGTGATCCGATCAAGGCGGGCTTGCTGGCCGACCGTGGCGTGGTCGACCCGCGCGGCAAGGAGATCCTGGCCCCGGAAAAGATCAGTCCCCTGGACGTCGGCTATCAGGCCCTGGGTTTCGCCCCTTCGCGCGTCACCGAGGCACGGGAGGGCCGTCAGGCCATCGTACAGGCCCGTCAGCAGGTGGCCGACACGCGGAGCAGGCTCGTGCGACGCTGGCTGGAGGCGGACCCTGGAGACCGCGCGGCGGTATGGTCCGAGATCGCCCAGTACAACGCGAGCCGGGAGGTCAACCTGGGATCGAAGATCACCAGGGACCAGCTGTTGCAGCAACTCAACGAGCGGCGGAAGGGCAAGCTCCATCCGGGCGCGTTCGGCCTGAGGCTGCCGAAGGCGAGCGAGCGTCAACTCATGGAGTACGGCGCGTTCGCCAACCACTGACAGGAGCATGTGATGAGCATCGGGCTGTTGTTCTGGGTGATCTTCGTGATCGCCGTCATCTTCGGAGCCTGGGGGCGTACGCCCGGCGGGCAGGTCTACTGGACGAACTACAATGGATGGGTGTTCGTCGTTCTCATGTTCTTGTTGGGGTGGCGCGTCTTCGGGTTTGTCATTCAGGGATAGGGTTTTACCAACGGTATAAAAATACCCCCGGTGTTCAGAACACCGGGGGGAAGTTCGCATTGGGGTATATCAGTCGGTTGATAACCGCTCCAGATATTGAAGGAAGCCGCCGTGGTCAGCAAGTCTCACGCGAACTACATGCGCAACCGGGATTGGTACCTGGCCCGCGAGGCATCGCCCGAGGGCGTGAAGAAACGCGTGGAGCGGGATCAGGCGCGGACCAAGGAGATCAAGGCGGGGAAGATATCCCCGCACTCGAAATTAACGGTGGACCACGTGAAGCCCCTGTCCAAGGGTGGCGGGAACGCGATGAGCAATCTCAAGCTCACGAGCGGCAAGGCGAACCGTTCAAAATTCAATCATTAGGCGTTTACGACGGTAGTTATTCCGCCGCGACAGGCAGTTCGATGACCCATCCAGGCAAACCGATGGCGATCATGCTACGCACATTGCCGTTGGCGTTAACGCAGCTACGCCTGCCCATTTCCACGACGGTGCCTTCTTCGATCATGGCCGGACGTCTGGGAGACAGGCTGTCACGCCCCATCGCGTTCGCGGTGGCGATCTCCATCATGGCCATGGGGTGACCATAGTCCATGAGCGTTAGCAGTATTATGGTTTTACCAAGTGTCGTGCTAATTCCGCGTGCCGCTTCGTGGGATGTATCCGGGTCGGTGTACCGGGCCAACCCCTCGGCATCGTCGTCACGCGTCCTGGCCAGGATGGCCCTGGCCCGCCGCATACGGTCTTCACTCTCAGCACTCATGTCGATCACTCCTTGGTTGGTTACTTCGTCGCGTCCGCCGGGGATTTACGCAGCATGGCCGCGACCTCGTCGTCGCTGATCGGGTTGGCTATGTCGGCCAGCCTTCCGGTCAACGGGATGTCCAGCACATGGCCCGTTCCGCCACCGAAACCAGTGCCGCCACCCAATGTCTTACGATAATCCTTCGCGCCCATCTTCTCCACCAGTTGTTTGATGATGACGGTGGCCGGAAGGCCGCGCGAGTGCAGCCACTCGTTGAACGACGCCCGGTTCACCCGCAGCACCTTCGCCTGCACGGCGATCTGCAACCGGACCACGTTGCCCCTCGGCACGCCCAACAGCCCCACCTTGCCCGCGCCGGACCCGGCGAAGTTGTCGGTGCGCAGCCGGTAGTCGGCCATGGCGTAGACGTAGTTGTTGACGATCTCCTCCACGTCCAGCCCGCCCGACGCCGACACCATGGTGCGGCTGGATCGTGCCTCGCGCTGCGCCAGGAACGCCCTCTTGAGCACGTCGTGGATGCCCGCCAGATCGAAGTTGAACAGGTTCAGCTTGCGCGCGATGGACGCGCCCACCAGTACGCAGGTCATGGCGGTCACGCTGAACCGTTCGTCACGTTGCATGTTCAGTCCGACGCTGAGCGACTTCATGACCGAAGCCAGCTTGGACTGCACCTCGGGCAGGTGCGTCGCCAGATACTGCAGGTAGACCCGACCGGCGTGCCCGTAGTTGTTCTCGCACAGCTTGATGGCCTGACCGGCGAGCGGATCGAACGCCACCGGGACCTTCGCCATCTCGACCTCCAGCAGCCGGGCCAGACCCGAGTCGGTGCCGTCGTCACGCGCGAGCAGGTAGTCCTGGCATGGACGGTTGCTCGTGAACACCAGCATGGTTTCCCACTCACCCACCTCGCGCAGCGTGGTATCGGATTGCAAACGAGCGCGCTCCTTACCCTGCGGGATGGTGAAGACCATATTCACGAACGCTTCCTGATACTCCTTGCTCACGCGTAGCTCATCCCAATAGCGTATCAATATGCGCGGCTCGCTGAGCGAGCGCATCACCGCGTTGGGCGTGTCCTGCATCGACTGCATCGCCTTGGCGTCGCCCCACACCGACTGGCCCACCTTGATCGCGGTGCTCTTGCCGATGCCGCTCTCGGTCGACCAGAAGCTCATGGTCATGCCGCGTATGTCACCCGACAGGGATATGAGCGGGGCGCCGAACGACGTGCCGATGACGGTCTGCAGATCGGCGCGGCCATTCTCGAACAGCGCCGCCGCCTTGCGCCAGTTGTCCATTGTTCCGGCGGGCCGGTACATGGCGGCGATCTTGGGGTCGCCACCCGGTACGCGGTCGATACTACCGTCGGCCTTGTAGAGCGTGCCCGCGATGGCCACGCCGATCCGCTCGCCCTTCACGCCGATGTTCCACCCGAAGGGGCGCACCACTTCGTTCTTGGTGGTCTGTTGCAGCCGCAGCTGCGATATCCACGCCATTACGAAGTCCCCCGCGTGCGCGACACTATGCCGCGTGACCGCCACGCCCTGCTTCGAGAAGTAGCCCACCTGGATCTGCGAGGTCATGTCGGCTTCGTTGGCGCCGACCGAGTGGTCCCGCCCCGCCAACCTGTAGGTGAAGCTCAGCCGGTGCCCGCCCGTGGCGAGTTCGTCCAACCGGGGGTGCGCCACGTCGCCCAGGAACAACGGCACCCACTCGGCGTCCTCGCCCTTGCCGTCCATGCGCTGGATGGCCGGTTCACCCGCTATCACCGTCCGTCTGTACTTATACGGCAGGTCGGTCACGTCCACGCCCAGCGACAGAGGCGATGTGACCTTGCCGTTGAACGGGCAGTTACCGCACACGCCGGGGCGGTTCTTGTCGTAATGATTACAGGTGGGCGCGCCGAGGATCTTGCTGTCCGTCTCCTTCTCGGCCCGCGCGTAAGCCTCGTCGACCTTCCCGGCATCGTAACGAGGGTCGCCCTGGCTGATGGGGTGGATGAAGTCCTTGCCGTCTTTGGTGTGCACGGCGGTCGAGACGTGGCCCAGATACCAGATCGGATAGGGGTCACCGTTGCCCCCCACGGCCAGGGACTGCTTGATCTGCTCGCATCTCTTGGCGATCTCGGCGAACAGGAACCGGCTCTCGACACGAGCCGACTGGTTCAGCCCCGGCCCACCCGGCGGGATGTGGGAGGGGCGTGGGCCGATGGACGTGACGGTGGCGCCGCCATGCGTGCCGGTGGCGCGCGCCTTCTGCGCCCCCATCCAGGGCGTCAGCTTCGTCAGGATATCCTGGTTGGCGTAGTCACCCTGGGAGAGCTTCGGGAACCCCTCGACCGGGACGGGGATACCCGACTTGAAGTTGTATGTTCCAGGCGGGCGCATGATGCGCGCGCCGTCCACCGTGGGCGCCGTGTCGCCCACCCAGCCATGCGCGATCATCGCCTCGCGCAGCGCGAACGCCATGGGTTGCCACGCGTCGAGGCCGATGGCGTCTTCCAGCACCCAGTACCAGTGGAACCCGTAGCCGCTGTTCACCCACACGCTGGGCATCGGCATGCCGGTGGCGTTGGTGAAAGCCTTGAGCCACTCAACGGCTTTACTACGGTCGTGAAAAACCTTGGTGGGATCTTTGTTGTCGCCGTCGCGCTTGACGTCGGCGTCCATGACCAGCGTGCGTATCAGGTGGACGTTGGTCTGTTCGCGCTTGGCCCGCACCGTGGGCTCGCCCTTCTGGGACGTGCCGATCTCGGCCATGTTGTAGGCGGCGACGGCGAAGTAGGCGTCGGCTTTGACCTTCACCGCCCAGCGTAACCAACTCGCCGCCTGAGGTATGCTCGACGGAGGGAAGCTCCGTACCGTCCAGCCCCGCCCCTCGCCCTTCCATGTGATCGTCAGATAATTCCCCTGACCGGGAACCACGCGCGTTAAAAAGCCTTCTGTATCCGCTGCCGTTCTCATTGTTGACCCCCGAATAAACAGGGGGCGCGGTGCCAGCCGCGCCCCCCAGGAAGGTCGGCCTCAGTTATCGCTGAGCAGGGAACTGATCTCGTCCTCCAGCGAGGCGGGAGCACCCTGGATGACGACGGTGGGCGACGGCGTTGTCGGCGCCGTGAACCCCGTCGCCTTGCGCGGCGCCGCTGTCGCCGCTGCCGGTGGCGCTGGCGGGGGCGGCGG